ATATCAAGAATAATAAATATTATAATTAACAAAAAAGTCGTATTATAAATATCACATTTTCCAAAATAAACAGCTCCGATAGATAATAATATAAAACTTATTAATCTTATAAATCTGTATAAAATTGTCATAATAAAATATATTATTAAATTAAAAAATAAAAATTATTCTTTTTATAAAAAAGAATATTTTTGTTATAAATAAATTATTATAATGATGCATAATAATCCCAACCCATATCATCGCATATTTTATGCCATACTATATCCTGATCTCTTAATTTATCTTTACTTTTTAAGAGATTGAAAAATTTAGCATGACTTTTCATATCTAATATTTTAAATATTTTATTTAAAATGTATGAATAATTTAAAAAATTTGACCTTCCTACAGGTTTATGTCTCATAAATGATTCTTGCATATCATTAAACATTTCTATAACTTTTTTTTCAACATCGCGACTAATTGTAACTGGATTTGCTCCTGAAATTCTACAATAAATTTGTTGTAAATGTTCATAGTATTCATGAAATTTATATTTTTTTAGTATTTTTTTAATTTCAGGAGGAGTAGATTGAGAAGGCAAAATTCTTTTTTTCTTTAATTCTTTTTTAATAATCCTAATAATATTTTCATCAATATTAACAGTTTCTTTTGACTGTAATTGATTTAATTTTTCTTTCAAATGATTTATTTTTTTGTATGGATATTTTGGTTTTTCATTTATAGCATCTTTATGATTTGGTATTTCTTTTTCAATAACTATACATTCAGATTCCCCGCATTTAGGACAGGCGTAATATCCTTCTGAATGAAATAATATTTTTTCAACCATACATTTATTACAAAAACTATTAGAAGGAGTTAGCATTTTATCATATGAATAATTATTATTTACTAGAGTAAGAAATTTATCCTGAAGAGTAGATCTATTTAAATCAGTTGGATTATTTATTTCTTCTATTCCTAAAAATTTTATAATAGAATTTGTTTTTACACCTTCAGATATAATACCTCGTTTTTTAACTGGTTTTTTTATTTTCTTATTTTGCTGATTAATAGAATTTAATTTATTTAATTTTTCAGAAAATATTACTTCTTTTTCATCATTAATTTGCGGCTCATCATCTGAATCACTATCTGAATCAGTAGGATCATTATTAGTAGTTGTAATATTATAATAATTTAATAGTATATTTGAAGTTTTACTAATATAATTTTTCATATCGTCATTTCTTTCTATTTTAATTATTTCTTCCTTTAAATTATCTATTTTAATTTTAAGTTCGGCTTTATTTTTGATATCATTGGTAGAAGTAATTTTTTTATTTTCTGTTTTTTTAAGAATATTTATTAATTTTTCCAATTCTTTTCTTTTTAAAGGTAAAGATTTTTTATTATCATAAAATTTTTTCATTGTTTCCTTATGAATTTCGTTTAAAGTCCCGACATTATTATTAATAAATTTTGTTTTTACAGGTTTAAATTTAAAATTTGCCGACATCAGGTTTGAATTTTATATTTTTTATATTGTTAGAGAACTTTAAGTATTTATTTATTAATCTGTTAATTAAAATATAATCTAATTATTACGATATATCCATTTTATTACGATATATCCATTTTAATAGAATAATAATAAATTTCTATCGTTCACTATAAGAACGCGGAATAAAATTTTTATTTTTATTTTTGATAAAAATGTATTTTTGTATAAGAGAATGCAATTTTAATTTCATTAAAATTCCAAATAGAATAAATTAAATATAGTTTTTTATTGATGGAAAAAAATTAATATTTTTTTATTTTACTAATTTAATTATAAAATGGGTGGAGGCCTTATGCAACTCGTCGCTTATGGCGCACAAGATGTCTATTTAACTGGAAATGCTCAAATTACCTTCTTCAAGGTTGTCTACAGAAGACACACTAACTTTGCTATTGAAATGAACGAATTACCAATTGATCTTGTTAAACCAGGTGGTAACTTCAGTGTACAAATTTTAAGAAACGGAGATCTTGCTACCAGAATGTATCTTCATCTTACAACAACTGCTATAACTAAAAATAATCTTAGTTACAATGAACCCAAAAATATTGATCAATCAGATGTAGATGCGTCTGATATTATTGATAATCCAAAAGTTGCATTTGTTAGACGTCTTGGACATGCTGCTATCAGATATGTTAAAGTTCAAGTTGGTGGTACTGACATTGATGAACATTATGGTATCTGGCTTGATTTATGGTATGAACTTACTCATCTTGAAGGTCAAACTCGCGGATACAGAAAGCTTATTGGAGATGTTCCAGAACTTACCACATTAAGTGGATATGATGGTCAAAATGATATTGTTCTCCCACAAACTGAATTATTTATTCCCATGCAATTCTGGTTTAATAGAAATCCTGGTCTTGCTCTTCCATTAATTGCTCTTCAATATCATGATGTTAGACTTTATTTTTCTATGAACGATGTTAATTCATTATTTGTATGGTCTGGTGATGCTGCACCAATATTAAATTCATGGACTTTTAATTCTTCCGGTTTAATGGTTGACTACATTTACTTAGATGCAGATGAAAGAAGACGTTTTGCTCAAGTTGGTCATGAATATTTAATTGAACAAAACCAAGAATATGATACAGTACCTGCATCACAATCTAGTCAATCTAAAAATGATTTTATTTTACAATTCAACCATCCTTGCAAAGAATTTATTTTTGCTAATCAATGCGGAGCATTCTGTGGCGGGGCTGGTAGAAATACTTTCCTCTGTTATTCATCCTCCGATTTAGGCTGGGGAAGTGCTCTTGATTATGCAGCCAATAATATTTTAGCCGGAGCTATTTATACCGGCCGTGGTGACCTTGATGTTGAAGTATGCAATACATTAGTAACCGGTTCTGGAATAGCACCTACATATGGAGGAACTGTTACTGGTGCTAGTTGGGCAAATGTTGATGTTAGTGGGGTCGGAGGTCTTGCAAGCGGCGCTTCTGCTACAACCGCTGGAGAGATTAAACTCCCTAATAATGGCGGTACTATTCCTCTTTCAATTTCTGTAACTAATAATACTGCTAATCCCCTCAATTTTAATACAAATAAATATTTACCAGTTAATGTAAATGCACTTGTAGCTAAGTACGGTGATAAATTAAATTATCTTACTCCATTGACTAAAACATTTAGCACTCCTTATGCCCAATCTATTATATCAATTACTATACGTGGCAATACCGCAGACCAAGCTAAGGGGTATACTGCAGGCGAAGTAACACTCGATGCAGTCACAGTTACTGGCCATGGAGTTGACATGAATTGGGTATCTATTCCAGTTGAAGATTTAGTAGATAACAGATTTGGAACAGTTGTTGCAAAAAATCAATCCGGTGTTAACTCCTTAGATTATCATGTTATCCAACCAAATAATTACGGTCTTCGTCTTGATGGAACAGGAAACCCTGTTTTAAGTGGACAAGTTAAATTAAATGGTCAACAAAGATTCGATTCGGTTACTGGTAACTACTTCAACTATGTTCAACCATACCAACATCATACCAGAACTCCCGCTGATGGTATCAACGTATACAGCTTTGCTCTTAACCCTGAAACTCATCAACCATCTGGTACCGCTAACTTATCAAGAATTGATACCACAGAATTATATCTTACATTAGGTCTATATCCTTCTTCTGCAGTAGTATCAAAATCTGTACCACAAAATGAAATGTGGTATCAAGGTTCTACCTTCTATGTATTCACCCAAAATTACAATGTATTCAGAATTATGAGCGGTATGGGTGGTTTGGCGTACTCTAATTAATCGATAATTTGTTCATATCTATACTTATTTTTTAACATAAAAAACAATATATTTATTAGATGCATATATTATATTGTTTTTATAAATAAATAAACTATTTATGTTTTATAAAAATCATAAATTTTTTCTAATATTTTTACATTATTATCATCAAACAAGTATTTAATATTATCTATATGTATTCCTAATTTTTTAGATAATCTGTTATATTTATTTATCATCATGTTATT